CAGACGCTTGCGTAATCCTTCCCCCACCATGTCTTTGGGGAAAGAACTCGGTTTTTGATTACCCAAGCGACCGCTATCTTGCCTTCCTTCGTTTCCCCTCGGGATTCTCCCCAGAGGGTTCTAGCTACCGCATCCAAATCACCATCAGTATATGTTGGGTTTGTAACAGACACAATCCATTTCCTCCGATTGGTTCAGGTTGAGGAGTCCTCACCGGGCGCTGTAGCGCCACCGATACTGGACTGTTTCACTATTCGACCCACGATTCCGGACAGTGCTACCAGCGGAGCCAGGCCCCAGAGCATCCATCTGCAGTGCTGCTGCAAGTCGGGTGGCATCGAAGCCCAGGCCACTGGAATCGCCCCCGCAATGCTCAGTGCATGCGTGGAGTACATCCGCCAGACTTGTTTCCATTCGTCGATCAGTTTTAGGTTTTTGAGAGCCATTTGACGATCTCCACACGGAAAGAAAATGCCAACCCAATCAGGAAGGCAAGCGTCCCCCACGCCCATTTGCCAAAGATCCCGGCACCGGTGATCTTGTGCTTGATCGTGATGAATTCCTCGATCGTGGGGCTCTGTTTGGTCAGAGACTCCTCGACTGCCTTCAGCCGATTGCCCATGTTTGCCAGGCTCACCGACTGCTCTTCCATCTTTTCGTACTGGGTCTTTCTGGCAGCCTTGGCTTCCTCCAGCTCTTTCTGGATGAACTTGTACTGCTCACCCAACACGGCAAGCTGAACTTCAAGAGAGTTGGGCATCTTTGGGCTCGCAAACGAAAAAGGGGGGAGCACCTGAGATCAACTCTCTTGGCGCTCCCCCCTTGGTGAACCGACGCTGCAGTTCACTGGGATTAGACTGTCCGAATGATACTTTATTAGTCAGGAGGATTGGGTGAACTGTCACCAGAAGCAACAGTCGGATTCACCGCAACCGGTACCTCCGGGTCGACCACGATCCGGCTGGAGTGATTCAGCAGGTGCGGATTGGCTGCCAGGAACTGCGCATACGTGGGTGTCTTCCACTCCGGCACTGGGGTGTCTGCCATCACAGGCCTCCTTTCGGATAGCGGTCTTTGACCGACTTGCAGTGCTCGACCCACAGCATCGTCTCAACAGGCAGCTCGATACCTTTTTCCATGAGCGCTGCAAAGCCCTTCATCAGCGCATCGAGCTGGTCCCCGATGCTCATATAGGCCTGCTTACGCAGCGGCCCCACATCCACCTCGTGTCGGATCTTCATACCTGGCTCACCTGAAAGGACGCATCGAGCCAGGGGAAAGAAGACACCCTTACGCTGTAGGTACCGGGTTGAGAGAACTCCAGCTCACAGTGATCGTCCGTGCAGTCATGGACCACGCCCTCGATCGTGATCGTGCAGGGCACCGGCAGGTTCTCAAGTACCCTGCCCACGAGTGTTGCAGGGCAGGCTGGCCGAACAAGAACCTCCCCGTCTTTCACGTAATGCGTCTCGGCTGTGCCCATCCCTTTCGTCAGCCGCCCGCCATCTGGTATCACCTGGATGTCGAAAATGAATGCCGGCACGCTGCCGTAGTAGAGGATCTTCCCTGCCGCATCGGAGGCGACGTATTCGACCACCGTGTGATCCAGGACCGGTGCTTCCACCACTTGTTCTTCGCTCATCGCTTTGCCTCAAGAAGTGCAACTGTGGAGCCAGTGAAACCGCCTTGTGCCGAGGAAAGGGTGATCGTGATCACCTGAGCCGCCCACGCTCCCAGACGCACGAACGTCCCTGCCTGAACCTGATCACCCTGCAGCGTTGCCTGCACACTGCCATTCACCTTCAGCTGGAGGATGCCTGGCACTCGTGTGCCCGCTTCCGGGTTACCAGTGCCGAGACACAAAGCGCCGATGAAGATGATGATGTCACCGCCCACGCTCTGGTACGTCACTGACTGATTGTTGGAAAACCCGCCCCACGAAGCGAGTGTCGATACTGCATTGTTGCCAATGCGCAGCGTATCGACCTGAGCGAAGCCAATCTTGGCCGTGGTGATCTGGGCATCTCCGATCTTGGCGTTCGTGATCGATGCATCAGCGATCTTGGCGTTGGTAATGGCCGCATCGGCAATCTTCGCATTGGTGATCGTGGCATCACCGATCGCTGCATTGGTGATGCACACCTGCGGCACACCATTGACCGAGCCCACCCAGAACGGCTGCACACCGGGATACCCCGGCAACTGCACCGTGAACCGGTCAGCCAGAATGTTGAAGTAGCTGACGACTGCGCCATTGGCTGCGGTTGAGTACAGACCAAACCCGGATACATAGCCGTTGTTGTCGATCTTGACGGCGTAATTCGCATACACACCATTGATCGAACTCTGCTGAACGTTGATCGTGCTGGTGTGTCCATTGAGCGTCGTCGTCAGCGCCAGCATGGCAGACGCATTGGACTGGTTCGCCGCAGCCAGTGCCGTCTGTAGCGAAGTAATCGCAGCCGATGACACGTCCGTGTGGGCCTCGACCTGAGTGATCCGGGTCGACAGTGCCGAGTCTGCATCAGCACGGGCTTCTTGCTCATCGAGGATGCTGGCCGTGTTCTGGCCGACATCGGCCACAACCACATCGATGCGCTTACCGATCGCCGTATCGGCATCGGCATAGGCGATCTTCGTCTCATTGATGGCGACCGTGTTGGCGGCTGTTGTCGCCACCACCTGCTCGATCCGCTCACTAAGTGCCGACTCAGCATCGGCACGGGCGAGCTGCTCATCCTGAATGGCCGCTACGTTCGCATCAATCCGGGCACCGACCGTATTGATCTTGATCGCCACCGACTCTTCATTGGTCTGCCGGATCGCCTTTTCTTCGGTGATCTCGGCCTCGAAGATGCTATCCGCGAGCTGGCGTGCCTCCACCTCGGCTTGAAGCACAGCATTGGCCGTGGTTTCGGCAGTGATCTGTGCCTGCGCCACGGCTTTCGCAATGACCGCATCGATCACTGCCTTTTCCAGCAGATCCTTGTCTGCCTGCGTCAGTCCTCCTGGGTCGCCCTTGAAAAACGGTACGAAATCGGTGCCCAGCGTCGAGCCATCCGGGCTGTAGAGCCGGATGACCAGATTCTTTGTCTCAAGCACCCCGGAAATGGGATCGTCTTCGAGAGCTGCCGACAGGACATTGGATTGGAGACCGAGCTGCATTTCCTCGGTCCCCAATCCAACAGCCAGTCCGGAAGTCTTGATGACGATCTGGGGATCATCCAGAACGTCACTCATGGCTATCCTTGTGTCACCGTGTCCAGCACGTCGATCTCTTCGGTGTTGGAGATCAACACATTGCCCGCCCCATCCGTCAGCCGGATGTCCATCAGATGGGGCATGACCTTCCACTTGGTGGTGTCCGTGGTCGGCGCATAGATCCGGATCATACCGGTGGCCGGATCCAGAATCGAACAGATCATGTGCTGAACGAACTCGAAGTTCGTCTTCGTGCGCAAATCAGCAGCAAGGATGTACCCAGCAATCGGATACGGTTCACCCTTGTTGGTGATCTGCCCAGAGAAATCGAACGTCTGTCCGCGCTTGAACTTCACCATGCCAGCGTCCCTCCAGCAGCTTCACGCCGCAAAATGTCAGCAAGAAGGTTCGGACTATAGCGCCACGACTCCGGGAATCCCAGTGCACGGGCAACGGCTTCCGAGCAGAACCACTTGCACTTCTCACCTTCCTGCCGTGCCCACACGAACTGGAACAGGCCCAGTACATCGTAGCCTTGGCCTGCATGCGCCTGGAACCAGGAAAGAGAAGCTGCCTCCTCTTCAGGTGTCGTCGGGATCTCGATCACATCCCAGTCAGCCGGATCGAGATCGACGATCTTCTGACGCACGCCACCGTCGAGGTAGGCCGAGCTCCAGCACACTGCCCTGCCGTTCTCTTCAGCAACGACCAGCTCGCAGTGCGAGTACGGACCCACCGTCCACCACTTCGTGAGCACGCCCAGCCAGCCCTTCACACCTGGATGACGACCCTTGAAAAACGCAATTTTCATGTGTGCCCTTATTCAATCGATTTAGCGGCCATGTTGATAGCGTCGATGATCGAGTCATAAGACGCCTGCGCCACAGCCGCCGAGGTTGCGGTGATGATTTCGTACTTGCGCATACGCAAGGCACCGATCTGGGACAGTGCCGCCTTCAGGTTGGTGGCTTGCACGAGAATCAGGTCAGCTGCCTGCTGGTTCGACATGCCGGACGGAACCGCAAAGCCCGTCACCCACGGACCAGGATCACCCACGTAATCGGCATCCTTGAACGCTTGGGCTGCTGCTTCCCGTGACAGGTATTCCTGCTGAAAGCGGGTCCAGTTCGAGTAGATCTCAGCGACGAGACCGTCGATGGCTGTCGGATAAATGTCCTGCAGATACGCGAGCCAGGCAGGATCACTGTCCGCCACGAGGGTGCTGCTGCCATCGTCGGCCACTGCCCACACATGGTGGGCATCCGTTTGGCCGGTCGATGGGTTGATGGCCATTAGATACTTCATGCTGCATTCCTCATCTCAAGTGCTGCGATGCGTGCATTTGCGTTATCGAGCTTGTCAGCGAGTTCTTTCACCGCCTCGATCAGCGGAGCCACGAGATCGTTGTACGAGACGCCCAGGTACTTCTCCTTGGTTCCTGCACCGTGGTTCTCGTTGACGCAGTACGGGAACACTTCCCGGACTTCCTGAGCGATCACCCCGTAGTGCTTCTCGCCGTTTGCCTTGTACGCGTACGAAACACCCCGGATCGAGCGGATCTTGTCGAGCGAGTCAGACAGGTCCTGAATGTCTTCCTTCAGATTACGGTCCGACCCCTGCGAACCTGCGCCGGCCGCCGTGATCGTGAAGCGACCCAGTTCCGCCGTGTTGGCATTGTTGACGGTACGGAACACGAAGCCGCCACTGCCCAGCCCCTGGTTGTTGACCAGGCAAGTCTCGCCCGTGCCCACGTCATTCCAGACAAACTTGCCCCCTTGGGACGAGTAGTTCAGGCCGAAGTTGGCAGCAACTGAAACGCCCCCGCCGAACTGAGCGCCCGCAGATCTTGAAGCCGGGTCAGTCACGCCACCAACGCTATTTGCCGAGGCAGCAACGCCTGCCGAGTTTGCGTAGTTCACGCTGAAGTTGGCGGGATTCCACACCAACATGTTCGCGCCGTCATTGCTGCCCCACATCCAGCTGGGCTGTCCGGCCTGTCCGGAGAAGTTCCATGTCGAGTCGGTACCGCTAGCGAGACGAAGGTGAAGCGCGGTGTAGATCGAACCGTTAGTCTGTGCCGGACTCGGCAGGTTGCCGGTATCCCACGGCGTGACACCTGCCCAAGTCGGACGAGCACGAGGCAGATTCAGTACGCCCCCATCGCTGAGCGACATGTTGATCGCATTGTTCGCGTTATTAACCCACTCCCACTGCTGCGGGGAACCATTGACCCGCATGTGCGGCGCATAGCCACCCGACCCCCGCATGTAGAACAGTTTCGAGAGAACGCCTGCTCCCGAGTAGTCAACGATCATGTTCCCTTGGAACGTGTGTGACGCCGCAGCGTACGTCAGGTTGCCCTGCCCCGACGCAGCGGCACCACCCGTAGAGATAATGCGCGAGTCATAATCCGTGCCCAGACCCGAGCTATGGAAGTCGAGCAGAGCAGTGGTAGTGGCGGCAGCACCAAGCTCGATGTTGCCGCCGTTGATCTGCACACCCCCTTCGAACGTGTGACTGCCCACTGCACTGATCGTGTAGCGTAGGGTGGCCCCCGTGTAGAAAGTCAAGGCCGGGGCAGTAGTAGCGCCGATCGCCTGAGTACTGAGACGAGTCTCTCCCGGCACGACCAAAAGTTGACCAAGGGTCGCGTTGTTTGTATCTGCGTTGGAGTAGGCGTTGTAGTTCGCCTGAGTACCCGCACCATTCGGAATCGCGCCTACCACGGTGGGGCTGTCCGGAGTGGTCGTCTGGAACAGCAGCCGGTTTGCAACCGTGGCGTTCGACATATCGCCCCGGATACGCCGAGCCGCACCGGAGAACGTCAGATCCCCGGCAAGCGTGGTCAGGCCCGTGCTTCGTGCGATCTTCAGCGGCGTATCGATGAGCGTTCCGCTGTCGTCGTAGCGATTAATGCTGAAGTCGGAGCCCGCGTTTGCGCCGGCTTCAGTAGCGTTGTTCCGGCCCACCCTCCAGCGATTGAGCATCGCCTTAGAGAACATGACCGACGACTGCGCCCCATCCACGGTGGAGAGTGTCAGCAGTGCATCCGCCGCAGCCTTGTCGACAGTCACGTTACCGGCGACGTTCACGCTGCCAGTTACGGCCGTGTTGCCGCCGACCTGAAGCACGGACGTACCATCATCTACGATCGTGCCGATCAGCTTGCGATTGACGCGCCGGTCCATACAGTTGCCTGCTGCGACATCTACCATAGTCGCACTCCGGCCAACCAGTGTCACCCACTCGGCACGGTTGAGCGTAATGGTCTGATAAAGCGCCCCGGCGAAGGCGAACTGAGATCCGTCAGCTGGCAGCGCCAAGGTGAGCGGGCCGACCCCAACGTTGAAGAACGTGAGGGTGCGTCCGTTCAGGAACTGGATTGCCGTGAAGAGCGTCAGCGTACCGGCCGTCGCTTTCGACCACTTGACCGCCTTACCAACGAACGTTGGGTCGATGTCTTGATCTGCCGACAGCGAGACGACACCGCTGAATTGCAAACCGGATGCAGCGATCGCACTGGCTGCTGCCGCAAGTTCACTGGCATACGCTGCAGTTGCACTCTGCCCCGCCGCTGTTGCGCTACCCGCTGCTGCAACTTCGTGATCATGAGCCAGACCTTCGCTGACTGCTGCTGCCTGCTTCGACCCATCCGCCGCAGTAGCCGAGAGCGCCGCTGCTTGCTTCGATCCGTCTGCCGCCGCTGCACTGTCCGCAGCTGCCGTCTTAAAGCCATCCGCTGCTGAGGCGCTTGCTGCCGCAGCAGTCTGGCTGACAAGGGCGGCCGCAGCACTTCCCGAAGCGGCCGAGGCGGCTGCTGTCGCATTGGCGGCCTGGGTGATCGCTGTCTCATCCTGATCATGCCAACCATCCGACTGGTAGACACGCATCATGTTGGTGACAGTGTTGAAGTATTCGGCACCCACCGCCAGTGGATCGCCGTTGTTGTCGGTCGTTGGGTCAGCCGCCTTCTTGCCCAAATAGAGGGCATTCATCGTCGAGAGGATGCCCTGAACCAGAGAGAGAGAACTGGCAGCGTCCGCCGCCGATGCAGCGGTATTCGTCTCACTTACCTTAGATTTGGTCTCGCTGTCCTTGGCATTGAGTTCACTGGTTCGGGCCTTTGCTTCGCTGTCCGCAGCCGCAGTTTGCGAAACCAATGCTGCCGCTTCTGAATCAGAAGCATTGGTTTCGCTCAACTGGGCGTGTTGCTCTGCGAGCTCGGCCGCAATCCTGGCTGTGTCCGAACCAGCGGCGCTTTGTGCAGCAGCCACTTTCGAGGCATCGGCATTCGCCTCAGAGAGAGCTGCCGCCCGCTGCGAAGCAGCTGCTGCGACTTCGCTGTCCGCGGCATTCGCTTCCGAGAGTGCGGCAGCTTGTTGGCTGGCGAGTGCTGCTGCCGCCTGTGCCGTTGCCCCAGCTTCGTGCTCTGCCGCTGCCAGTTCCGAGGCATGTGCCGCAGCCTCACTGGCCGCTGCTGCCATCTGGCTGGCCAGTGCCTCAGCCGCTTTGGCGATCGCCGTCTGCTCGGCGGCGAGCGTCGTAGCCATGGCAGCCTGAATGTCCCCGACAAGGCCATCCACGTTCTGCTCAAGGTACACGATGATGGGGAGCTTCTCGGACACCGACTTCACGATGTCGTATGCCGTCCCCACCATCTTGTCCACGGGCAGCGTGTTGCTGCTGCTACCTCGCCGGTCAAGGGTGCTTCGGATGCCCATAATTATTTCCACCCATTGCGTTGGAATCGGTTGTTGGTCTGTGACTGGGACTGGCCTACCAGATCCAGGGAGATCACCTCAGCGCAGGTCGCCTCGAACGCTGCCAAGTGTCCCTGGCTCATCACCTGTGCTTCCTGTGTCTGAGGCTTACCGAAAGCCCGGTACGCGATCCAGGAACGAAGAGCAGGAACAAGGACATCCGGCAGGTCGATCTCCTGCGTCAGATCTTCGAGCATGAGCAGTGGGTGCTTGGCCTGATAGGTGGCCGACAGCGCCTGCCCCGTCACCGGGTTCGGCACCTGCAAGACATTGAACTGGGGAGTAAACACCGAACGATGGTCGCTCTCGTTGTTCAGCGGCAACTCCCCACACTCACTGAAGACCGACATGATCCGGAGCACGTCCTCCTGAAACGGCTCCTCGAACGTGTCACGGATGTAGAGGTACGGCTGCGTGGAGATGCCAGCCTGCGACTGCGCGAACTTGAGCAGCAGGTGGTAGTTCGTAATCGAGTCGACCAGATCGAGCACGACATCGCTCTGCTTCAGTACAAAGCGGGTGTAGAGCTTGAGCAGTCCCTCGTTGGTGAAGCGGATGATCGACTCTTTGCCGGCATCGGTAATGATGCCGTCCCCGTCTTGGGCGAGAGAGAGGGTCGACAACTCTCCGAAGGAGAGGTCGGCAAACAACTCCGAGATATTCATTCAAGACCTCACACGATATAACTCGACAACCCACTGGGCTCGGAATGCTGCTCCTCGTCCTCGTAGATCTGCACTTCATCAGGGGTGGCCGGCACAGAGTCGGAAGGCTTCCACGGCTTGAGGAACGCCAGCATGGACACGGTGTCCACGAAGTCGTCTTTGCCTTTGATGCCCGACGATGTGACCAGCTTGATCTGGCCCATAGCCAGACCCATGATGACGCTCGACTTCATCTCTGTCGGGAAGAACATCTTCCCCACCTTGAACCAAGGAACAACAAGATTGAAGCGGGAGAGCTTGTCGGTGATTGGGCGTATGCCAGGAGAGCCACTCTTCTCAGAGCTCGCAAAACTGAACCAGATATTCCTGTTGATCTGTTCGTTCTGGAGCCAGGAGATGAAGCCCTGCTGCTGTCCCGTGATCTCGATGCCTACCTGCTGCGGTTTGTACTGCTGAACGAGACGGAATAAATCATTGACCGTCTTGTCCATCTTCTGGCGTTCCATGACGCCATCGACCCAGAACCAGTCGCCGTTGGAATTGTATGCCCAAACACTGATGACGGAGTAGTCAGCCGTGGTTTTTTCGCTGGTGGCGAAGTCCGTGGTGATATAGAAGTTGAAACTGCTGCGGTTCTGCAACAGGTTCTGTCGGCTGTACCAGCGGATCTCCTCGTCCATCACGAGCCGTTCTTCATCCGAGCTGATACGCAGCATCAACTCCTGCATGAACGCTGCCACCTTGCCGGTGAGCACGGCCAGGTCGTACTGCTCCTTGACGAACTTGTAGGTGAAGCGATCCGGCCAGGCCCCGACGAATTCCTCCTCGGTGCAGGGAAAGCGCTCACAGACGGGCCACACGTTCACGTCCCACGCACCCGACTCGACCGCTTCAATGAGGATGTCCTCCTTGTTGAACGGCGTGCCGTTGAAGATGATCTTGCGTTTGGTCGGGTCGAGCGCGTGGTTTACGCCCTTGTAGACCGTGTCCTTGATCGCCTGCATGGCGGCCTTGGACTTCGAGTCGTCATCACTCACGAGGTCATCGAGCACGCACAGCTTCGGGCGCTTGCCGAAGATCTTCGTCCCTCGGATACCGGTCTTCGCACCGAACATCTTGATGCCGAGTCGGTGCCCATCCTTGGACTGGAACTCCAGGTAGTTGTCAGTGAAGGTGGCCTTCGGGATCCAGTGCTGGAGAAACTCCGAGTTGTTGTAACGGAACTCGATGTTTTTCCGGGCGCTCTTCACCCCGTTGTCCATGGAGTCGGACACGTAGATCATCGCCTCGACCTTACCGAAACCGGGCAGGTAGCCGAAGACTGCTAGGAACAGGGAAAAATACTCGAAGAACAGAGTGGTTTTCGCTGCACCCCGGAAACACAGGTTTGCAATGTAGTCCGACCGGGATTCAACTACCTTGTCCAGCATCTTCAAGTGGACTGGCGGAGTTTTATGAGATTCACCCTGCTCGCCGTTGACGAGCTTGATGAAGTTCATAAAAGTCAGCGCAAACTCACTCGGTGTATAGCTTGGACTGTTCAATTCGTGGTAGTTGACCTGATCGAGCCATTGATCTAGCTCTTGTTTGATCAGCATCAGGGGATCTCTTTGGCCTCCACGTCGATAACTTCCACCAGACGTTGTGCTGCGATGTCTTTTGCGGTGGCTCCATTGGCAATGAGTTCTTGTTGTTGCTGACTCATCTTGCTCAACATCTCCTTGAGTTCGGTCATTCCTGAACTCTCCTTCAGGTCAATCGGCAGAACACCGACTGCTTCCTTGGGTTTAGCCAAGTGAGTGAGCAGTGAGTTGGCGGCTTCCTGCCTAACCTTCTCACTCATCGCAGTTCGCATCAGGGTGGCTTGGGTCGTGATCGCCTCCTGATACAGGTGGTTGTTCATCACCCAGCTCGGGACGATGGTCTGTTCCAGAATCAGGTTGACCAGCTTGCCCTTGGCGTACGCCGAGACGTAGGAGCTGATCGTCTTCTCGTCGCAGCCCTTCTGCACCAGCGCCTGGTAGCGGGCCGGGAAGGTCTTGAAGTAGGCGTCCTTGTTCGAGTCGCCCATCACCTTGTAGGAGACGAAGGCCACCGCATGGACGTAGTCCTCGGCCTTGAACTTGCCCTCCTTCAGCACGGACGTGTAGCTGATGAAGTTGTTGCGTACCTGCTCCGCGACCAGCGGGTCGGCTGCGATGTTGTTGACCAGATCGACCAGCTGCTGGCTGATCGAGCTCTTGAGCGTGGGCGGTACCGCCCGCACCACCATGTCTTGCGTCAGCATTGGATACTCCGTAAACAGAAACGGGCCACCGGAGTGGCCCTTGGTCTTAGCCCTGACTGGCTCGTGCGATTCGTCGTTTCAGGAGCCAGAGGTACTCCTCCTGGCAGTCGGCCTGCGTCTTCAGATCCTGCTGCTCGACAGGAGGCAGAGCAGCGAACGCCTCGGTCTTGAGGAAGGGCCGCAGCTTCTCGTAGCGAGCTTCCAGCTCAGCAGCCTCGACTTTCAGACGATCCAAGAAGGAAGTGGAGCGGGGTTCCCCACTCACCGTGTACGCACGTTCGAACACTTCCTTCGGGGACCAGCTGAGGTAGCCGGCGAAGCCAACAACATTCGAAGCACCGCCGTCCGTGTACTCGACCAGGTAACCGGCATCGTCCGGATTCTCGTCGGCCGGCACAGTCCAGCCACGCAGACCGCTGTACTCTCCGCGACTCATCGGTGTGCCGTGGACAACCTTGGTGCCAACATACGTCTTCGTCTCTGAGCCAAGGGGAAGGAGATCCCGCGAAGCTGGGCCGGCTGCGTCGATGAGCGACAGCTTCCACGCCAGTACGGTACCCAGTGCCTTCCAGACTTCGTTGGTGGCCAGCTTCAGCGCGGCACTCTCACCCATTTCCTGGTTGAAGTTTTCCTTCGAGACGCACGCGCTATACCCTTCGCAGGAGAAGCGCTCACCGAAGATCTCGACCTGGGCCACGGTCGTGCGGCCATTGGGCAGGACGGTGAAGGTCACCTTTCCTTCTTTGATCGCCCTCTCGACTTCCTCCAAGCTGACTCGCGGTGCCTTAGCTCCCGCCGTCAAAAGTTTTTCTGCCGCTGCGGTATCCATTGTTTATGTCCTCGTCTGTACGGTAGTCCACAAATAGACTAAGCGCAGTCTAAAGTCTATGTTAGGATTCGTCTACAGAAATTTCAGACTCTATTTCCTTATGGGAATGGGAGGGTCACTCCTATGGTTGCTCCGCAACAGGGAGGGGGAGAAAAGCTACCCAAACTGAAATCAAGCTGTTAACGTAGCGCCGTGGAAGCTAACCCGCGTCCACATGCCGTTACGTTAGGCTTGCCTTCGTTTCGATACCCAAGCGAGAGTGGGGAATGAATAACCATCGCAGTTCCAGCTGACGAACTCCTCTTCTGAAGTGGTCATGAGTCGGGCTACGCCCTCCTCGCCTACGGCTGCTTCAGTTGTCAGTCAGTGATGGGATACGGAGCCTGAACCGTTCATCAGTCAGGGGATAAGGGAGAGCACTGGTTGCTCTCCCTTGTCTTTTCTAGGTCCCCTCTCTGCACACCTGGAGCCAAGGGAAAGACAGTTAGTAGACTTCCCCGCAAACGCGAGGGTGACCTTCGGGGTCAGCCGAGTCGTACTCTCCCCCCGCTTATAGAGAAAATTTCTCGCCAATTTTCTGGACGAGACCGGATCGGCATGTGCTCAAAAAAGAGGCACGGTTTCCAGGAAATCTCATAGCTAAGGGACATAGCAGTGTGTGGCCCTCCGGCTTTACACACATACACCACCCCCCCGGTACTGCTTGCCTATGTGGTATCGCATGCCACCCCTGCTTTACACGGTACACAACCCTTGCTGCTACGCAGATGTTGGTGCTTGTGTTCAAGCTAACTGTTTATCGGGGGTTGTATGACATTCGCTGCTATCGCTCTGCCTGAGTCCAATGCTGATCTGTATCCCGTACATGCTGATGACTGGGATCTGGATGAGGATGAGTGTGAGTTGGCCTTGCTACACGATGCTCACTACTTCAAGTGGTATCTCACTGGACGTGAGTCACTGCATAACTACCACGTACGTGAGTGGCTGGTACACGGTATCGATCTAGGTGATGTGCCGTTCTGAGGATACTGAGACTTAGTCTCGCTTCACTCAGTATGAGGTGAGTGGTAGGTCAGTGCTAACTCAGTGATTAGCTCTGTTCGGCTACGCCGATGTTGGATCATCTTGATCCTTCTCTTTTTCTGGGTTCAGCCTAAATCCTAAGCTGTTCCTCTTTCCTCAAACTTGGTTCTAATTGGAGTTTCAAAATGACAACAGCACGCATGACGTTCGGTACGGTTCTGGGCACGGTTTCGGATGCAGCAGTGGCCGTCAGCACGACGCTGGGTTCGCTCACCCAAGGCGTCAACATGTTGGATGAGTTCGTGAAGGTAGCAGCACTCAAGCAGAAGGCACGCAATGTCGTCGAGGTGGAGACCTTCGCCGTCAAGCTGCAAGAGGAAGTGGCCATGGAAGAAGTCGAGCGTGGCATCAAGCTGGAGGAGTTCAAGGGCAAGAGCGATGCTCACCGTGCAGCGTTCGACAAGAGCTTCGAGCGTATCGGCGCACTGCTGGCCAAGCACAAGATCGACATGCCGGTGACGGCGTAACACCGTCTGGTCTGCTCACCCTCGGGTGGGCGGGCCAGCGCACTCCATCTGGATAGACATTCTAGATGGTCATCAAGGGTCTATTGGCGTGTCGCTCAGACAGTCCAATTGGCCCTTTTTATTTTTCCATCATTAGATATATCTTTGAGGTAATCTCCCATGAACAAATCCATCACCTTCGCTGCCATCCTCATTTGCCTGATTGGCATGGGCTTCATCGCTTG